GCGTGGCGGCCATAGGCTGCACGGTAGCGGTCAACCTGCAGGGAAAGAAACTGCTTGATGCGGGAAACGTCGGCCTGCCGGAACGCCTCAAGCTCGGCGATTTCCACCAGCCACACGCCCTGCAGCAATTCCGAAGCCTCCTTACCCTCAAAGGTACGGATACTGTCATTAAGCCAGCCGCAGGACATACGGTTGATGATGGTGGACTTGCCCCAGCCTTGGCGGCCACAGAGGATCAGCATACAGTCGAATTTGCAGCCGGGGTTCATGGCGCGGGCGACGGCTGCGGTGAAGATCTTACGGGTGACGACACGGTTGTACTCCGTATCCTCAGCGCCCAGAACATCGATGAACAGGGTGTCAAGCCGGGGCGTTCCATCCCATGTCAGGCCGTTCAAAAAGTCCTGCACCTCATTAAAGGCGTGGGTGGCGGCGTGAAGATCCAGAGCAGCGTCAATGTTGCCGCGCTTTGTGATGTCGTACCGGCTCTCCATGTACCAGTACAGACCGTTGTTGTCGGTGTCCGACCACAGACGGCGCTTGCCGGATTCATCCCACGGGAGCGCGCCCAGCACTTCACCACGGCCCGCGAACTGATTCAGCGCGAATTTGCCCTTGAGCAGCGGGTCATTCTCCAGAATGATGCGGATATTATCAATCGTCGGTTTGATCGTGCCATTTTTGTTCGCGGCCAGCTTTGCTATCCATGCGTCAGGATCTTCCGCGGTCGCCTCGCCGTTGACCGTCGGTGTAGCGCTGCCGCCCAGCCCGGCAAACTCCTTCTGGCCTGCATCGTACCGCTCCCGGATCTGCAATGTTGCGACCTGCTTATCACTTCCGGCAAAATCCATAAACGCCTTGTAAGAGGGCAGCTTATTGACGGGCGTATCAATGGCGGCGTTTGCGTCCATGTGGCCGAACTTATGCAGGCGCACCAGATCGGCGGCGTTCACCAGCCTACCGCCGCAGGGGTCAGTGGCGTGGTGGGAATACAGGAACTTACCGTCGTCATAGACAATCGCGCCGCCGGTGGTGCTGCCGTTCAGGTAGGTGTACCGCCGGGGATCATTGTCCACCGGGTCATAGATACCGGGCAGAAACGTGTCCATGGCACCGTAGATGTCATAGACCCGGCAAAACGCACCAATCAGACCGGGCTTGGTTTCGGGGTCGCCCTGCCGGACTGCCAGCTTTTGATAGTTGATCGCGCCGGGAACCTGCGGGCGTTCGGCCCAGTTGTGCCAGTCCGTATAGGTTGCCAGAACCTTGTCCACGGACATAAACGGAGCGTCCTTGTACTTGAATATGTACTCACCGTCTGCACTGCAAGAGGGCCAGTACATGAGGCGGCTTGCCTCAAATGTGGTCGGGTCGGCCATCGAAATACCGATGTCAGCGGCTAGACGGCGGCTCACCGCGTCATATTCATCGACGGTCATAACCTTATCAGTTACCACGACGATACGCAGCCGGGGAGCCTCGGGCCGGTGCTTACGAGTGCTGTACACGCAGTAACCGTAGTCTTGCGCATCCAGTGCTGACAACACCTTGTCTGTGCCAAACGGCGGGATCGTATCAAAGTCCAGTGTTACGACGCATCGGTCAATAACGTTGTCAGCTTTCCGCCGGGGAGCGCTCAGTCTGCCGCCAACAAAACCGCCGATGTCCTTTTTGCCGTCTTGATCGGCCTTGGACAATGCGAGGTATTCAGCAAGGGTTTCCGTGCCGCGCATAGGGGTTTCCAGACGGGTATAAAGCTCCGATACCGTCAGCGTCAACGGGTTCCAGACGGTCGCTTTCCGGCTGTTACCGACCACGACATTCAGTTGTTTATCATAGGTCAATACCATAAGTTATCCTCCCCCCCCCTCGCTCGTCAGCAGGGGCGGTTGATATTTTGTTTTACTTGCGAACGTTTAACGGAAAGTACGCCCGGACTGCTTATGCCGCAGCTCAATTCTGTTCATCAGCTCAAAGCCGGATTCCCGGGCGATGAACTTAAAAATGGAAATGAGATAGGCGGCCTTTTTCTCCACCTTTTCGTCGCGGGAAATAGATTTCAACGCAGCGTATGCAGTGGGATCGACGTAGCCCTCCGCATTTCTTTTCAAATCACGGTCGGCCATCGGTACTCTCCTCAGAAATTCTTGCCGTGCTTATAGGGGCGCGTGGCATTGTAGGCCATCTTCTCCCGGATAGCTGCCTCAAGGTCAATGCCCATATAGCCGCACAGATCAGCGATACGAATAACCGCGTCAGCCAGCTCGATTGCATAACCTTCGGGCTTTTTGCAGCAGGCCGTGGGGGCCGTGGCGTTATAACCACCGCCGCTGTAATAGACTGCCGGGGTGGGCAGCTCAGGGCGAATACGGTTGCCCGCCCGGATCTCCTCAAGCGCTTCGGACAGCTCGGAATGGATCAGCGCGATAGACGTGCCAAACTCGGGAGGATCTTCCCAAAATCCGTGTTCCACGGCGTTACCATGGGCCTGTTGCACCAGCTCGGTCACGGTCAAAGGTTTATTTTCCATGTTGTTCTTGCTCCTTTTCCCACGCCTCCACGTCCACACCGTAGTCCTTGAGCTGCTGCCTGCAAAGCCAGATGCCGTTATCGTCGTCGTCCAGCTCGTAGTGCTTGCATAACTCCGCATGAAGCGACACGAACAGGTCAAAGAACCGGCGCAGCCGTTTCTTACCGAAACCGAAACCCACACGCAGCACCCAAAGAACTGCCGCGTCCATGTCCAGATAATAGGCCATGTCCTTTTCAAGGATTTGGGCGTTGATTTCCTTGTCCATCGCTTTTTTTTGTGGGCGTGTCAGCTTGAAATTATCTTGTTCAATCTTGCGCGCCTTGCGCTGCCGTGCGCCCTTACCCATGGCGCTTGCTCCGGTAGCGCTCAATCTTCCGGCGGGTTTCCAGATCGTCCGCAGGGATCGCTCTGCCGCCGCAGGACTGACAACCGCACGTTACAGGGTCGTGGGTGCCGGGGGATTCTTCGACGCGCTGAGCCGTTTCCACGGCCCCGGCGGGGGTCTTTTCATCGTTCTGCTGTTTCATCATTTTCCCCTCCGCAACACGTCGGGTTGATTTTCCTCCAAACGCCGAACGTGATTCGCCTGGGCACCGGGCGTGATCGTGTTCCCGCGCTGTGTAGCTATCTCACCGGCGCACGCAGCGTAACCGGCCAGATCCACAAACGTATCCGGGGAATTGCCGGTTGCCGCCCGGGCGACTTTCAGCAGAGCCATCATCATGGCAACGTCTTTGGGCGTGACTTCATTGGGAGCGAATACAGTCTGCAGCTTAGGATGGGCCGCCCTGAGATACACGCCCCACAGCAGACCGATGGTTGCGAAATTGTCCTCGGGCTTGCCGTAGTCCTGTTCACGTTCGCCGCATACGCACTTTTTGGCGTTGTCCAATACTTCGGGTCTATTCATTGTTTCCACCCCATGTAAATAATTTTTCAGTGACTTGGAATTGGTTGTTTTTGTTCCTATCGAGGGTTCTTGTAAAAGGCTTTTCCCACACTGCCACCCAACCGGGAGGTGCCGTCTGCTCACTGACGTAGATCTTGTGGCCCGTTTCTGCAATCAGGCGGGCGCAAATCCAAAATTCATCGCTGTCGAATTTATCTCCAGAATACCCGGTTGTTCCGGCATACGGCGGATCGGCGTATACAACGGCCCCCGGCGGTATCTTCACCGACCGATAATCGGAGCAGGTAAAAGTCGCATCCATCAGGGTTTCCATGTCAGCCAAAAGCGATTGTTTACCCTGCGCCGCGTAATTCCTGCCGCATTTATCGCGGGCATAGCCGCCAAACCATTTTCCGCCGAAACTGCACCCAAACCCGACGAATCCGGTCAAGGCTGGGTGGATGTCTTTGTTCTGCCGTATGAATTGATACTCAGCAGCCGATACCGTATCGGGTGGTACATACCCATCCTTTACAGCATTCAGCAGAGCGATCAAATAAGGATGTCTGTCATTGCATACGATGTGTGAAAAGCCTTGAATTTTACTTTCTACGGCACAACTGCC